ATTATGTTCACTATCTGCTGTCCCAGCACCATTACCAGCATTATATTTAATGTTTCTTATTGCGCTTGTTCCATTGCTGCCGATAATTATGGTTTGTGATGATGTGCTGATTAACGGTCTAGCGTAATTACTACCCATGTTACCAAGAAGACCTCTGCCTACATCAGACATGTATATAGCGCCACCTTGGGTGTCTAATCCAGCCCAACCAGCAGCACCTTTGACTTGCATAGTTCCTTCAGCATGAAGCATTGCTAAAGGACTATTTGTTCCTATACCGACTTTATCGCCAAATAGTCCTGTCACACCAGAAACATGAGGACCAGTAGAAACAATAGATGTTGTTGTTTCATTCCCGCGAGTTGTAACGGTTTGTAAAGTATCAGCTTCTGCTGGGTTATTCTCACCAGTTAAAACTGGAACTCCACTTACATGCAAATTATTAAAGAAACCAGTAGATGGAACATAAACACCACCAGCGAAATCGAAAGTGGCACTATTATCACCGCTTGAGGAGTGTGTGACATTTCTCCCATCAGATAGAACAGTAGCTCCATCATGAGTAATTTCTATTTTTCTACCCCCCGCTATTGATCTATCTCCGCTTATTATGTTAAATGTTCCTCCTAAAACACAAGAGTTATCTCCAACTACTTCATGATTTCCACCTCCTAAAATAGAGTTATTTTGTCCACTAATAACATGAGAAGCTCCAGCACCAATGAAGTTAAATCCTTTGGCAGATGGTCCCTGAATTGTGCTAGATTGTCCTCCACATATGACAGAACTACTTCCAAATATTTTGTTATTAAAACCTCCCCCTAAAAACGCTCCACCTGCTCCGCTAATTAAATTGCCATGTCCACCAGCCAATATCGCAAAATCAGTGGATAGGACATCATTATTGTAGCCGCCAACACTAGAACTCCATTGACTATTAGTTATATCTACTCCAGAGCCACCCCCGATAAAGTTGAAACCAAATAGGTCGCCTGATATTTTATTTTGAGCGCCACCAACTAAAGTATTAAAGTGTCCACTAATAGTATTTCCTGTTCCTCCAAGAACAGCAGATCCTGTGGCTGGAGATGCACCAATAATTGTAGCACTAGCCCCGATTGCTACTGCTTGATCTGGGAATAAAACAAAAGTGTTACTATGTGCGGATTTAATGGATTCTACGTCTGCTCCAAGAAGTAAACCTTCTGGGCTATCTGTAGAGTAACCAATTGATTTATCGGAATCTCCATTAAAAATAATTTTTGATCCATTAAAATTGATATCAGTAGTTGTAGCATTACCCCTGTCTACAACATCTTGTAAAGTATCAGAGCCGCCACCTCCTGCTGCGTCACCAGAAAGCAAATAAGGGATACCTGTCGGGCCAGTTAATCTACCTGCTTCTCCTGTCCCTAACGCATTACCACTAACATTCAAGTTTCCACCATCTTCGGCATCTCCTTCCAAACCTGCCTCGATTGTAAAATCCCCCACCAGAGTTTGATCTCCTTGATTATAAAGATTTAAATCTGGCCCTTCAACCTCTGGTTCTAAAGTAATTGGTCCTATTGTAAATATTTCCTCATTAAAACCTACCTCACTATCAACAGCTAACTTAAAAAACAAAGGAGTGCCTTCTGGTACACCATCGTTTGCAGTTAATCTTATTTTTTGCCCTTGCTGGATAGAGTTTAAGGGATAATTGCCAACTAAACTGCTTCTGTTTGTAACAAAATCTTTAGTAGCACCTTGCCATATAGTTACATCTCCAAGGGCAACATAACTGCTATCTTCGTTAAAACCTATATCAGCCTCAATAAAACCAGTGGTACCGCTTTCATTTACTGGTTGGTTGTTAAAATATTTAATAGCATTAGCCCTGTTTTCGGCTGTGGTTATACCGCCAGTGTTTGGTGGGCTATGGTTTGTATAGTTTTCATTTAAAACTGTCTCTCCTGAAGATCTAACAAATATTTTATCAAAAGTAACTGTGTTAGCATATAAATAAAACTCGCTAGTATGTACACCGCCATCTTCGTTTACTACTTCATTCCTGATACCAAAATTTCTAGTATAAGTTCCAAATACATCTATGTTTTGAGACCTAGTTAAAGTAAAAGTAGAGTCTCCACCGACTCTGTAATTGGGGAAAACTACAGTTCCATCAGTATTTAAAATACTTATTCTTTGTTCTTTAACAAATGGATCAGCAGCTATCTGTGCCGCAGAGGTTAATGCCTGACCATTCCTATTTAATATATTAAATTGTAGAGTTGGTATATCAGTGTAAACTCCACTTCCAGTTGGTATTTTTGTTAAATCTGTGGAGTCAACTGTGAAAGAAGGTTGAAATTCATAAATCTCTCTAGTGGTAAATGGTCCCTCGTAGTAACCACTGGTTGTTATTTCAGTAGAGGAGGTTCCAATACCTATCTTTCCTGTTTCATCTGAATTAGCAATTGAAGGATTACCCTTATAAACAGCGACAAAAGCTCCAGAATACTCTTGGCCTTTTAAAAAATTGTAAGGAGTTGTATTTCCAATTCCTAAATACCCATCAGCTTCAGATCTTAAATCGCCATTTGGAGTTGACCCGCCGATAACTGTTGCACTTCCTGAAAATAAATTAGCAGCAGCGATAGCAGAAGCTCCTATAGATACAGGAATTGTAACTCCAGCACCTACTATCGTTGCGAATTCTACATCATACCAACCTGAAGCAACAGCTTTTGCATTTAAGTAACCACCTACGCCAGTAGAATTTATAGCATGACTCCTAGCCTCTAAACCGAAAGCATACGCCCCTCCCTCTTTAGGAATTTTTAATATTGTAAAGCCTGTTTCAGTCATTATAGGAGGGTTATTCTATCTAAAAATGATTTAGAAAATGTTAAAGTTTCATCATAAACAACAAATATTCCAGATGATGCGTAGTCAGAATCAAAGAAAGCGTTTCCACCATCTCCAGCATTATTACCTAAAGCATTCACACTAAAGTTAAATACACCCACTTGATTTAATCTGTCGAATCCACCATTGGTAGCTGTTGTTGAATCATTAATTGTTTGTCCATTTGGTAGCGTTAAAATCATATTATAACCTGTGCTATCAGCTACAGCCGACCAAGATCCTGTTACAGTGAATGTTTTGTCGGTTAAGTTAGGAACTCCAGTTGTTACAGAATTAATGCTCGGAGGGCTTAAAGTTTTATATGTAACACCATTAATTGTTTGTGCTACTTGATAACTAAATGTATTAGCTTTTTCTTCTATACTAATATTTTTATCAATAAGATTAAATTTACCAGTGTTGTATTTTGTGGCTGTTACCAAGTATTCATTAGGTGCCTCTTCTTTCATGGAGATGACCTTGTATAAGAAGGGGTCTGCGTCTTTTATTTCAAATTTTGCAGGACTTCCTAATTTAACGAAAGGTAAAATATCTGGCTTATCGAATCCTGAAATTAATGATCCGTATGATTGGTTCACCACTAAACCCGTAACATTTAAAACAGATATTTGGTCTGGAGATATAGCGTCTACTTCAGAGACAGTTATTCCTCTCGTATAAGTGTCTAAAGATTCTATACCGCTGAATATAGCAGCAGCCCCTCTTTTATCAGCCGCAGCCATATTTATAGCTGCTAATTTTCCAGTATTTAAATCAGCTAATGTTTGAGTACCTGTTAATTCAGATATAAAATCTCCACCATATGTAGATTGTGCATCTCCAGATCCAAAAATCCAACCAGTTACTCCTGTTTCGAAATAAAGATAAGTTCCACTTTCGTTTAAACCTGTATACAAAGCATACTCTTGGAATCTAGTATCGTTTAAACCTGTGGCTTCGGAGTATCCTTCTGTGTATCCTGAAAATCCATAATCTCCAGTATACCTTGCGTAAGTAGCTGTATCTAATCCTGTTACTGTAAAACCATAATACCTTTGCCTAATTGAGTTGGCAGTCAGCGTTAAATCTTCATAAGAATCTGCGCCTGTTGGATTGTATACGCTTAACACTCCCGTATTCATGGTGGTGTTAAATTCATTTGTTAATCTAATAGTTTCATCTGTTAAGTTAACACTTAAAACTTTGCCGAAGTTTGCTTTGTTTGTTTTTAATTCATCTTCAATTACTACAAGATCTCCAGGTTTGCATAGAAGGGTTTCTAATCCTGCTGTGAAGGCAACTTGTTGATTTTCTTTTATCTTTGAAAAAATTTGATGTTGAGCTGTTCTGCGAGCCATAGCTCTTGAAGTTATTCCAATGCCTTCTATTTTTTTCTTAAAAATACCTCTTTCTTTAATATCTTCTTCGTCCTCTACAACTTCAATTTTGGGTGCGAAATTATCAAATCTATCTCTATAACCAACTTCTATACAATTGAATTGTTCGTCTCTTCTATTGTTTGAATAAAAGAAAAGTCCATCTTTGACACTTTCGTTAGTAAAAAGATTAACAGCTTCTCTCGGCCTATCATCTACAAAATTTATTTCTGAATTACTAAAAAATGTTCTACCTCTAAACAAAGAAGCTATAGTGTTAATAGCGTCAAAAATCTTTTGTCCTTGGTCAAAAACTATATTGCATGAAAATCTAGGCTCTTTTCCACCCCTACCATCTGTGACACCCACAAAGTAACCATCGTCATCTACGGCATCACAAAATCTTCCTATTTTATACAGTTGCCACTTATTAATAGTTTCGACATCCAAATGAGTTCCCATGCCATATCTAGAGCTTGTGAGCAAATCATACAAGATCCATGCAGGGTTATCAGTCCACATCAATTCATCATGGAAAGATCCGTCCCAATCTCCTTTATAAACTAATTTATTTCTTTTGGTTGTATTATCAAAAATTTCTTGATTGGCATAATATCTTCTATCGACACCATTTTTTGTGGGGAAATAGTTACTTGGTAGCTTAACTTTTTTTAATTTACAATCAAAACTCCTTCTAGGTATATTGCCGAAAGCCCTAGAATCTAATTTAGTACCTACTATCGCAGAAAAAGGATAAGGTAAGTCTACATCGATTATTTCTGTTACTTTTCTTACGGAAACTGTTTTTGCCAATAACACAGAATTAGATTCATATGAGAGCTTAGTTACTTTGACATATCTTTTTTGAGTGCTGTCCTCTTCAATAGTACCAGCCTCTATACCTCTTTCTCCATCAGAAGTTAAAACAGATTGTCTTGTGGTGACTGTTTCAGGTAGTTGGAAAGGTTTTGATAAATAGTTCAAGCTATCATTTGAGCCATTTAGTTCTATTATAAATTCTCTACCAGTTGTAGCTTGATAATCAGGGTTGCCTATATCAATTAAAGTGTTTCCTTCTATAAGGGCTACAATCCTGTAAGTATATTTTCTGAAAGGTATTTGTCCTTCTGATCCATCACTCTTTTTTCCTATCTTACCTGTTTCTACCTCTATATTTAAAACAGAAGGGAAGGTGGTTCCTATAGAAATATCTTTGTTGTCTTGTCCTCTACCCGTCCTGACATCATCTACATCTTTAATTAATGTATCTTTTAGTTCTGCTATGTCTAAAGTAATAAATACCTCTTCGACATTCGGGTTGTATATTGTATGGACAACAGGAATAGCTCTTTCATTAAATGCCGCTAAAGAATTTTCTCCCCAATCTGAATAATTTCTTGTTATTGCACGGGCATCTTTTCTTTCATCATCGCTTCCTTCATTTAATGGTAGACCGTTCTCTAGACTTGTGTTGAAATTAGTAGCTGTCTCGCCCAAAACATTGCTTCTTGTAAGCATGGAAGAGTTAGGCATTATCCGTTGAGGAGCATTGTTTTGATCCCCTACAGAGTTTGGATTGCCATCAGATCTAGCGGTTCCAAAAGGTCCGAAGAGTTCTCTATCATATAGATGATCTATAAAAACTTTTCTAAAAAAGTCAAAAGGTTGTTGAAGTTCTGTTCCCTTTCTTAGTTCAGCTAAAACATTACTGTAGTTATATTTTAAACTAGGTGCGGGGATATTATTTATTGTGGTTTCTTGCTCAACAATTTGGTCCCTTATCTCCAGAGTTTTAGCGTATTTAAAAGAATTTAAATCACTTAAAGCAGCAATAACTTCTTGAGGTATTTTATAAGTGTGAGAACTACCGTATTCGAAATCGGTGCCTCTGTCAGTTCTTACAAGGCTTGCGATTGTATCATTTTCGATTGGAAACTCAAAAATTAAAAAGCCATGCATTGTGCCAGTTAAAGTTCCATCAGCTCCTATTTCTGGACAAGTAACATCAGTTACTCTCATTCCAGCATTTTCCATAACTGCAATTAAGTTGAAATCATATTGCGATCCAACTGGAAAGGTGGTCATATTGTAAAGTTCTGTCCCATCTACAATCGATTTATTTAGATTGGAATTAGAGCTTTCTACTTTTACAGCAATAACTCCACCATAGTTAGCTGAATCCAAATGAAGCCCGACCAAATCATTAACTCCAGCACCATTGAAGCCAATTCTATTTAAAGCTCTTAAAGCTAAATCTCTTTGGAATAAATTACCACCCTCTTGATTATTATTTACATACAAATCATAAATAGTATTTACCTCTGGGAGTAATAAATCATTAATTTCTCGCTCATTTTGGTTGAAAACTCTATGAGTGCTTTCATCAAACCAATTTCTAAAAAAGTTTCTTTCTCCTATGGTTCGTACAAGTAAATCTGGCTGGAAAGAAAAAATGAATTTAGAAGATGCTAAAACGGAATCTGCCCATAAAAGACTGTTTAAATTCCCTGCTGGTCTATTATCTTGTCTGAAGGCTGCATTTGAGTCGTTATAGCCAGTTTGTTGTTCATCGTTTAGATACCAATTAAAAGTTTGAGCGCCAGCAGACCCTCTGTATTTTACAAACCCTCTAATGTAGACACTTAAATCGTAGCGACTGGCTGGTCGTAAAGGTTCTAACGGATCTGCTGGTAGAGATCTTCCACCAGTGCCACCTCTAACATTTTCATTTTCTGTTTGTCTTATGAAAACCATCGCCACATCTGTAGAAGATGAACCTTCATCATTATCTACCCCTCCAGCAGTGCTAGAATTTAAAGCTGTTATTCTTCCATCAGAGCTTCTAAGATCAGCTTCTTGTAATTCTTGGAAAAACTTACTACAATAAGTGACCCCTTCAGTGCTATCTAACTGCATGTTAAGGGTTTGTATTGTTTCAGTTTCTAAAGGTGTCAATTGATCTAATTCCCTTGGGGAATCAGTTGTCACAGCTACGGCGGTATCATCTAAATAAATACCCTGTAACATATTCAAGCCGTCTACAGTCTCTCCATTGGCATTAACAAGACCCTCAATTGGTCCATCGCTGACCAAATCTAATGTTTCTGCATAACTGTATGAAGCGCCATACTGCAACTCACCCATAACAGGGGGCTTATAAATTGGGGGTTTTGGTTTCTTACTACCACCACCCCCAGCAATACTAAGTTTTTTGAGTAAATGCTTCATTACGTTGGGTCCACTCTATTGCCTATGAATACAGGATTAGACTTACTGCCGCCCAAGGCTTTTTTGGGTGTTTGATGTTGTGGGAATGATTTAATGGTAGCTTGAATAACTTGCGAACCAACTTTCAATCTTCCATATCCTATGGGAACAGGAGAGCCTTGACTAGCCACGTTTACTGTATTTGTAAATATTAATGATGATTTAGAAGCGTCAGCTTCAATTTCTAGAGCTTCGATTTCAGGTTTTGGTGTCAAAGCGTATGCAATAACTGCAAAAAATAATGCGCTAGCTATATTTGCTAAGAAAGGTACGCCGCCGACTAATGGCAAAAAGAAAGCTGGTCCTGCCCCTGCGATAGCTGGCACCAAATCTATTGTTTCAGGGTTTTTTACGCCAGAGATATGCTCTTCTTGAGTGACTCTTTTTTTATTAATAATAATGTCATAACAAAATCCTTGTTTTTGTAACTCTATTAATCTTTTAATAAAACCTTGTTTGTTGCAATCTATCGCCTCCAATACATTTTTGGGATTAGGTAGTTCAAACTTAAAAGAACTTCCATATTCCCTCGCCAAAATTCCATGTATTTTTATTAGAGTCATTTTACAGCCTTAATCCTTTCTAATATATTTACATCAGCTTCTATGGTTTTGGGCGTATAAATATTTATTTTTTTTGTATTTAAGCTGTAAATCAAAAAAGGTTGACAACAATTATCAGACATTTTTACATCAAACTCTGATTCTTTTTCATCTCCCATTATATGGCTATGAAAAACTGCGACCATAGCATAAGAGTCTTTAAACATTAAGTAACTTAAAGGATTTATTAAAAAATATGATCTAGGGTCATCAGAAGCATTATCTTCCAACTGAATAATAAATTCTTTATTTTCATAATCATACCCTAGAAAACCACATATTTCTTTAGTGAAATATTTATGGGCTATCTCTTTTATTTTATGAAGAGCTGAAACCTCTCCTTTACACTTGTACGTTTCTGCCATAACTAAATCCATCAGTTCCTGGGAATCCTCCAAATCTAGGGTTTTCGGGTGTTGGGTTGGCCAAAAGCGTTTCTGGTGCTTCTTGATATTTTTCTTCTATAGCTTCGAACTCCCCACTACCTGTTAAATGGTATGGGCCTACAGTATGTATATCGACTAAACCGTTTCCTATCGCATTGCTACCAGTAGTGCCGTCCCACCAAGCAACTAAACGGTCACCAGTAATACCTGTAAAATTATCAACGCATTCATAATAATTACGAGGCGCATAATCGAATGAATTTGTGGTGACATTTGGAGTCCTTATTCTTTTGTATAAGAAATCTATCTCTTCTTGATTTATAGCCCTACTCCATACCGCCCAAGGTCCAATACAGCCATTCATAGAAGTAGTGTAAGCGTCTGTTTGCGGAGGATCATAACCTATTCTTCCAGCATAATATTCTACTGCTCCTAACATAAATGTTTGAGGAAGTGCTTTTTTGCCGAATGGATCATAAGTCATTGCTGTTCTTTCTGCCAAACTAGCAAAGTTTCCAAGGTTATCTGCTATTCTAGCTCTTCCAGCAGCGCTCTCTGTTTGTCGAGAGTTAGCGGTGTTACTAGCATCTTTACTAACTCCATTTACAAAAAAACGTATCATGGTATCTTGATCGTTATCTTCGCCGTTTATAAAATTGGCAGTATCTATGCTATTGGTAATTACATAAAGGTGCCACTCCCTTGAGTCTCCAGCTTGTTGTTCTTCATGTAGGGTTACGTTTCTATAAGCATTTACATTATCGTTTTGGCTAGTTGGGTTAATTAAATAACCACAATAATTTGCCGCAATAATGTTTCTTTTTTCTCCTCTTACTTTTGCCGTGCTACTGCCTTGTCTTATATTGTTTAAGCTTGTGTTGGCATTAATATTTAAAAACTGCATATTAGGCCAGTTTTGGTCATCTCTAGGAGATGTGCTTAAAACTCCAGCGCCGACAGGACTGTTGATGTTTACATTTACCCAGCCCATTATAGTCCATGCTCCAGTAAAATGCCCAGTCAATCCATCTACCGTTGAATGAAATAATCCCGTATGGGCAGGAATCTCTGGATCGTCTTCGCTAGACATCCCCGATATTCTTACTCCACTAAAGCCACTTTGGATGTTCTGCCCTGCTACAAAACTAACTAAATCAATATCATTAAATCTTTTTCTGCAAGCTGATAGTTTTTTAGTACACCCATCTTTTTGCCAGTAAGTGGGGTTGCCATCTGGAGATTGTCCACTATTACCAGAAACACACACAAAGACTGTTTTAAGAGGTGTGCCGACTTCATTAGGATTTAGACTAGCTAACGTAATTGTCGGGCTTTCTTGTATGGCGATATCTCCTTTTACATAAGCTCTTGTCGAGTCCCATAACGCCGAAGGATCATCAAAAAATGAGACAGGTGAGTTTGCAGGAGATTGATAGCTAGGCACAACGGGACCACCAGTGGGGTCGAGAAAAGACTCGCCGTCATCTCTTTCTATGGGTAATCCAGCGTATCTACAACCCTCCCCTCTATATTGCCAATAGCAAAACTTAGATACAATACTCCTATTGTTTACAGTAAAATTTTCTAAGTCCAGTGGAGAGTTTAATTCAAACTCAACAAATATTTTTGACTCTTGAGTTTTTCTGCCCATCAGCCAAGTCTCATCGGTTAACTCTGCTTTAGGATCTGCTGTGCCAAATGGGTTGCCTCCCTCAAAGTTTTCGTCATCTATAAATTTAACTGATACTCTTTTTCTGACAATTTTGGCGTTTTTAAAGTCTTTATAGTTCTGTAAAAAGTTTGTGATGACATTGTTTTTGTTAGCTACTCTTATTTTTGGTCTAGCTAATTTACCATCCCCCAATATATCAAAACCCTCCGATTCAATAGCTAGAGGCAAGTATTGAACCCCTTGCCAAACCACTGACTTGTCATAAACAACTCCTCCATGAAACCCCAAAAACAAGCTGGGCTTATTGATTCTATCAGGGAAAATTCTAAATAGCTCTAATACAGCGGTAGGCTGTAGATCTAATAAGCTACTTGCTACTTTATTTTGTCCTTCTGCCGCCATATTTTAATTTACACTTCATTATTATATAATATTAAAAAGAAGTGAAAATTACACAGTTAAAAGAAACATCAGAGGCATGGGAGCATTTTTATGATTTTTGTGTTAAATCTAAACCTTATGATTTTTGCTCGATAAAATCTAAAACCCTTAGAGACTGTAAAATAAAAAATAGTTTTGATGAATTCTCGTCATATGATGTCTATAAAGCACAAGAGGCAAATACCCTTATAGGTTTTTGTTTTTTAAAAGAAGAAGAGTTTTGTTTTGATGTAGCTTTTATATTTGGTATCTGGCGTAGCGTTAGAAGCTCTAAATTAATAGAGGCTACCCATGCAATATTTCATGAGGCTTTAAGCAAAAGTAATAAAAAATATTTAAAAAGCGAAATAAGACGCACATTTAAAGTAGATCCATACAAAAAATGGATTGAAAAATATGATAAGACTGCTATTATTTTTAACGACGATAACAATACTGTAGTTTGGTGCAATAGAAACGTAATGACTGTTAAATTTAAAGTAGTAGGAACAAATAAAACCACAGAATATTTGATGGGGAAAGAACTCCTGTTGGGGAAAACACAAAAAATCCCTCACGGTTTAATGAGAGAATTCAATGATGGAGAAAAAACTTACCTAGTTGATGAAAAAGGGGTTGACTTCCTATCTGAATCTGTTTTGCTGCATGGAGTTATTTCTGATAACGAAAAAAATGTAGGGAATATTTCTCTACAATTCATACCAGACAAATGAAAAAAGAAGTTATCCTTTACAGGGTATATACAAAGAAGGGCGAGTATCATCACGGTTACAGCGCAAAGCTAGAGGGTTCTCGCAATTGGGCTATCGATTGTGCTAAAACAATTCGTGGTCGAGTTACTGAAGTTTATGACGATATAGATGGGCCAGAAGAGGCGATCTTTGATTATAATAAGAAAGTAAAAAAATAATGCTTTCGCTAATTAAATCTATTTTAAAATCATTAGAATTATTTTTAAATATTAAAAATAACAAGTTTTACTATGACATACATAGGGAACACAATAAAAGAGAAGACGAACTTATAAATGAAATTGAAAAACTTAGGCAAACTGGCACTAGTTGGGACGCTGATAGGGCTGACCTCCTGCGCCAGCGACTCGACTCTGAACGTAAACAATTTGAACATCTATCAACCTTCTACTCTAAGACTGACGAAGGGGTCTCCGATACAGACTAAAGATGGCGTATACACTCCCCAAACTGATGAAGTTTGGCATTCCGATGCGAGATATCGCCGCCTAGAGAGAGAAATTTATTCAGGAAAGTGACACTTAATGTGTAAATTTAATTGACAAACATTACAATACTGTAATAATACAAAAATATGAAAACACTACTAGTTGGTCTTATGACCGTATTGGGCGTTGCTTTTAGCATCGCAGGTTCTGAAGCTACAACTCTCGCCTCTAATATTAAGGGCGAAGCTGGAGCTTCTATTTCTAATTTCACAACAGATAGAGGTCTTGCTACTAGGGAAGATTCTCTTGGAGCTTCTATTTTGTTGGGCGCTCCCGTTGGTGGAGGCACTGTAGCTTTTGACTTTGCTCTTAGCGACACTGATAATGGCGGTGAGCTTGATTTTGGAGTTTCTTATGGTAAAGGTGTTACTTTGTTTGGCCAAGATTTTGATCTTACTGCTGGTATTTCTAGCGTAGAATCTGTCTTTGGCGATAGAGAAGAAGTCTTTGTTGGTTTGGGTTATACTTGGGTCGCAGATTTTACAGCGACTGTGTGGCATGAAGATAATAATGAGTGGTACGGAGTTGAGCTTGGAGCGTCTTATGATATCGAGACTCCTGTGGCTGGACTTGTTGCTACTCCATTTGCGACAGTAAACATCGCAGATGAATATAGTGCTGTAGAAGTTGGGGTAAAAGCAACTTATAAAGTTAGCGACCAACTTTCTGTTGGAGCCAAAGCTTCTTATAATACTAACGATTTCGACGGCACCTCTTTTGATGTTGATAACGAATGGATTATTGGAGCAGGAGCTTCATTTAAGTTTTAATATTAAAGCTTTTTAAAAAAATAAAAGAAAAGCCTCCCGCAAGGGGGGCTTTTTTTGTATTCCGTGTAAATAATTAAACATGGAACCTGAAAAGTCTATTTTAAAAGAGTTTTTAAACGGAGGATGGTTAGTGCCACTTGTTGGTGCTGCTGCGATGTTTGCTAGGTTATTGTCTGGGAACAGTGGTTTATCTTTAAAACAACAATTTAAAAGAGTAGCTACGGCAGCTATTGCTGCTGGCATCGCTTGGTTTGTATTAGAACAGACAGATGTTTCATCTCTTACAAAAGCAATCACCTATGGTATTATAGGTGTAATTAGTCCAGAGGTAATTAGTGGGATTGTAAGGTTAGGAGAAAAATTCGCTAAGAACCCAGAAAAATTTATTAAGAAATGAGACCAAAGTTTATTGTTTATTGTTTAGCCGCCATCTGTTTTGCCTTTGCTACTAAAGGTTTGCTTTTGACAGAAAATATCCAGAACACGCTAAAAGAAAATGCAAGGCAATCAGAGTCTTCTATTATGGAAATAGGAATGTGTTTTGATTGGTATGGCGTAATTATTGTAGATTCGGTTGTAAAAACATCTCACGGTGTCATAACTCCAGCAGAAATGGTAGAGACCTTAGAGGAGGAGAGGGTATATAAGGATGAATATTTAGAAGGCTATAAGAAGGATATAACCCCAAAAGAGGTTGAGTATGCAGATTTTGTATTCGAACAAGAAAAGAAAATAAATCTTTATGTTAACCAATTAATTGAATGGGGTAATACAAATAATGTTGAATTGATTAAAGCATCAGTTCCTACGATGTATGAGATGACTGACCCGACAATAGAAGCCATCAACAACATCATGGATACAAAAATGTATTACAATGAGGAACAAGCTGCGATTTTAAATGAAAAAATAACTGATTACAAAAACTTCATGATACTAACAGTTGTTTTATGTATTGTGATGTCTGTGTGTGCTAGTTTTAGTAGAAGGTGTGCATAATGAATTTTAAAGGTAAAAAAGAAGTAGTAAGAGCGGTTCAGAAACTCCTTGGAGTATCTGCTGACGGTGCTGATGGACCCGTCACTTGGAATGCTATTTTAGCCAAGTTATCTACTAAGGAACCTGTAGCTTCTGGTGGCACCATACCAGAGAAAATGGTATCTTTAGCTAGGGAAGAAATAGGAGTTTCTGAAGTCGATGGTAGTAATTGTGGGCCAAGAGTAGATGAATATAAAGCTGCCACATGGTTAGATGCCGACAAAGGTTGGCCGTGGTGTGCTGCTTTTATTTGTTGGCTTGTGAGAGAAGCTATAGAGGGAGAAGATGTAAAATTCAAGAGACCTAGAACTGCTGGAGCTTGGGATTTTGAAAACTGGGCTAAACAACAAAGCACAAATGGAGTCGAGCTTCGTAAACCTACAAACGAAGATATTAAAGCAGGTGATATTGTTGTATTTACTTTTTCTCATATTGGATTAGCTGTAAAGGACGCAGACTCAAGTGGTTATGTAGTTACTATTGAGGGTAACACAAATGGGGCGGGAAGCAGAGAGGGAGGTTCTGTTTTAGAAAAGAAGCGCCATGTTTCTAAAATAAGAAGCAGAATAAGAATACTTTAGTAGACATATATCCTACTGTTTATATAATACTTTGATGAACAAGGTCAACATCAAAGTAAATAGTCACGACATCTTTAATTTTGTTGTGGGTAATTCTGTTTTTGATCCTATCGAAAGATGCATCGACCCCACACGATACGAAGTTTTTGATGGTTTTGTCTATGATAGTAAAACTAAAGAAAACATTACGCAAAGCCATGAATATCAGAGGTTTTGCTGGGAGGTCACTAAATTAAAACAGTTGGCTAGAAAAATGGAGAGGAGGGAAGTGGAAAGTGTTTGTGAAGAAATCGCTGAAATTGCACCTACATACGTTCTTTTGAATCATGGCTAAGAAATCTACATTACAATCTAAATATTCACTTAAGAAAAAAGTGAAAAATAAAGGCGTTCACGCTAAAAATAAAAGCTCTAACCATAAACAAAGTAAAAACTACGTAAAGAAATATAGAGGACAAGGGAAAAAAAGATGATAACATTACCAATCAAAAGAGAGTTATACGATTATAGTAAAAAACTAATAGAAGAAAACAATTTCGGTCAGAGAGGTAAAGACGATGGTAGCCCAAAAGAACAATTTATTGGTATTCTATCTGAAAATATGGTGAGGCAGTATCTAGAGCTTCCGTTAATAGAACCTAAAGGCTTCGATGGTGGTTATGATATCATGTATAAAGAGAAAAAGGCTGATATAAAATCAATGAATAGGACTGTGGACCCCAAACCTTTTTACATAAATAATGTTTTTGATGTTCAATTAAAACATCCATCAGAAGTTTATATCTTTACTTCTCTAAATACTAAAAAGAAAAACCTGTCTATCTGTGGATGGGTATCAAAAGACGATTTTAAAAAGAGGGCATCTTTCTATCCTAAAGGGACAGTCCGAATGAGAGGCCCAGAACCCTTTCCTCTAAGAGCAGACAATTGGGAAATTAAAAATGAAGATTTAAATGAATTTAGTAAATGACATACCCATTACATCAGATGATTATGAGCATGTAAATTGCATCGTAGAGATTCCTAAAGGAACCAATACAAAATATGAGTATGATGAGAATTTAAATATATTTAAATTAGATAGATGCCTTGTTTCTTCATTGCAGTATCCAATTAACTACGGTTTTATTCCACAAACTATTGCTCTTGACAATGATCCTTTAGATGTCTTGATTTTTAATCATGACCCAATAGATAGGGGAAGCTTAGTATCTTGTCGGATTCTTGGTGTTTTAGGATTTATTGACGGTGGAGAAATTGATAATAAATTAATTGCTGTTCCTCATTGGTCTCCTATAGATAAGTATAGAACAGTTCATGATATTGAGTCAGCTCACCTTAAAATATATAGGCAATTTTTCAAAATTTACAAAATAGACAGGGATTCTGACACTAAAGTCGGAGATTGGAAGTCTAAAGGTGTGGCGCTTAGAGTCGCTAAAGATTCTAATGAAAGATGGAAAAAAGCTAACCAAGAAAGATTTCATGAGGAGTGGGCAGAAAGGCAACTTTGGTCTAAAATCAAAGAAAAAGGTTACATAGTACAACCTGATTAGGTGTAAATACAAGTATGGATACTATTCTTCAACTAGTTCAAGATAACCCTTGGTTTGGAGTTGTAACAGCCGCAATTGCTTTTGCTTCTGCTATCGCTGCTGCAACACCTACCCCTAAAGAGGGGACTTTCCTGTCCAAATTTTATAAATTAATTGATTGGGCAGCTTTAAATATTGGGAAAGCCAAGCAGAAATAGTCTACGGATTTATTTTAAATTAATCTCTAGGCACCCCCTTCCTTTTGGGCAGGGGGTTTTGCTGTATATTCGTTTGTCAAAAAGTTATTTAGGTGTAATATAGTTATATGATCTCTGATAAAGCGAAAGGTCTCTCGGGTTTAAATCATGTGGCTCATACACGAAAGCTCATGGACGAATCCACGAAGCGCTACCATCATTCATGCCTATCAGCAGGTTTAAATATCAAAAAGACTGGTAAAGCTCAAGACATAGGGCATGTTGATTTTGTCGTAAATGGAGAGACTGTAGATTTAAAAGGATTAAAAAATTCTACCAGAGAGGGTAAAATTCTATTAGAATTCTTGACTGTCCAAGGGAAAACTGGTTGGTGTAACGAAAAAGGAACGCCCTTGTGGATTGCTTTCGACTTGGGAGCTTTTTTTCTACACGCTAAAAATATAGATCTTTACAATCTAGCCAAAGAAAAATGTAATTTAAGAGACACAGTGGCTAAAGTAGACCAGTGTCTATATAAAGGGTATAGGCGTAAAGGTAGAAAAGATATGATGTCTATGGTCTTACTTAATGATGTTTTGAATCATTGCGAACACTGGTTTTTACCATATTGTGAATATGAAATTCCTATCGATAAGCTTTAAGGATAACTTGAAAACCCTCCAGTTCCTAAATAGTTGAACCCACCACCGAATGGTCTTATCAGCAGACCCGTTGTTGCTGGCGCAGATGTTTTCCAAGATGGTTCACGATCAAAAACATTTCTGTTGTATTCTTTTATTATGTGTTGAGAATAATATTCTTTGCCGCCACTTACTTCATATGACCCTGTGATTTCTGCTCTAAAATTAGCCCAATCACCAGAATTAGCGCTTGTGCTAGAATGTATTCTACTTGATAAATCGTTTGGCATACCCTTTTACTTACACTTTTTTCAGAATTCTTGAAAAATTCTCTTGACTGCTTTTAAATACTGTATATAATCAACGTCCATGCTCTTATGGATATTTATTGTCACCGCCTGGGTAGCGTTCGTATTAATAGTTTGTCGCTGCATGGGTATTAATTCAGAACAAGAACGCTATATTGAACGCAAAGAGAAAGAAAAAAAATGAAACAACAGTTATATGAAATGCTTAGATCTCAAGCGGTCGCAGATAAAAAGAAAGCGCTGCTTTCTTTCGATCTCCTTGTAGACCACCCCGCAGGTATCGGGGATCACTCCACAGATGATTTTTGGAAGAATGCGACTCAAGCTCTGGAGCTTTTGGTTGACGCAGACGATAGACTTGAATGCCTTAAAAAATATTTTCCTGACGAACATATGTCTAGGATGACGACATGACTGTAATATATGTCGAATAACTCCCTTTATTTCGACATGTCTAGACTAGAAGCTTTCATTTATTTGTTGTTTTTTTTATTTGCGTTTGTTTTATTAGTTAGTTTATTATGGAAATAGATACTTCATTTTTATCTGACGAAGCTATTATGTTTGACGACCTAGATAAATGTATCATAGGGTCAGATCAGAGAGGCTTTCTTGTTTATTCTTATAAAAAAATGCTAACACATTTCTCTAGAGATATGCCGACAGATGATGCTGCTGAATATATTGAATTCAATGTTGTAGGAATTAAGCCTGATAATTACACTGTGGTTTATGATTTAATATGAAATTTAATTATTATAAAATAGGATATGCAATATTCAGTTTGCTTGCGGGATTAACGGTTGGATTGTTGTTGGCAATATTTGTGGGGGTGTGTACTTTTTTTAATGCTCTTATTGGTTTCCCGATGCAAGTTTACAGACAATGCATTGCACAATCTACAGCTAGAAGACTAGAAAAGATTTTTGGTGTCCCCAAAGACTTTCAAGCTGCTGATTTTAAACAACCAAGTGAAGAATCTATTTGGGATAAACATATCCAAAGAATGGAAGAAAAGAAAAATAATATTAATAACTAATGAAATCGTTTTACGAATTAAGTTTATACGTCCTTAAATGGGCAGACGAAAGAGGGATTTTTGATAGCCCGAACCCATTAGCTCAACTAGCTAAGACTCAAGAGGAGTTAGATGAAACAATTCAAGCAATCAAAGACCATGATCACTATGAAATAGCCGATGGCATTGGTGATATGCTTGTGACTATTATTATCGCCGCCAGAATGTTAGAGCTTGACCCTACAACTTGCTTGGACCAAGCATATAATGAAATCAAAGATAGAACTGGTAAAATGGTGGACGGCCAATTTGTAAAAGATGTCTAAAAAAGATTTAATAAAAGCATTATTAGGTGGGCTTGCATTTGGCTTACTCGTATTCGTATTCATTCAAATCTTTTTGTTTTTTGTAGACACAGAGTTTGAAACAGAGGAGGTTCTAAAACCAGAAATTAAAATTGAGATTACCACGCCCGAACCTATTCTGGTAGAAAAGAAAGAGCGGGAGTCAGATGTGGCTATGGTCACATTCAAATATGAGATAAGAATACAAAACCAGTATGACGACGAGTTGTTAGAGCATGTAGAAACTATGGACGAAGTATTGCGTTATCTAAACGAATACACAAGATTTCACGATGACCTGTATGTCTATGACACTAAAACAAGAGATTTGATCTTAGATGTAAAAACTTATAGACAAGTGATGCAAGAACTGCTAACTAAAGAAGAGTTGCTCATCAAAGCCGCTGAAAATCCTAACAGCTTCTCTGATGAGGAAATATTTGAACTACTAGTAGACTAATGAAAGAAATAATTATTATTGGCTGTGTAATCTTTTTGGTGGCAACCCTTGGTGCGTTGCAATTCAAAGAAGAAGTTGTTGTAGATGAAATTATTGTCTCTTATGACAATAAAAAACAAAAAGAAATACCAGTGACAGTTACCCTTACCAAATACCAACTCGAAAAGATGTTGAACATGGTTGACGAAGAGTATGGTTATGGTGGTCCTGCCGCACCGCAAGATAGCTTTACCTTTACTTCAATAGCTAAAGGCAATCAGCATTCAGAAGAATATAGTATTTCTTCTACGCATTTAGCTAGGAAGCCGAAATAAAATGGGTAAAAAATTAATTTTAATTCCAATCTACTTATTTATTTCTTTGTTTTGCAGAGCGGATGACCATTGGGGTGAACCACCCCCTGTTCCAGAACTACAAATCAACCATGACATACTCAACGGCAGAGTAGAAGTTGGTTGGATATCTGATTCATCTTTTGATAAGCCTATTTGGTATATAGTAGAAGTAAAACAAGTAGATGAAAATAGAATTGTCGATCCTCAATTCCTTTGGTTTAGACCTTTTATACCAATACAGAGTAATTTTAATGAGTATATTACAATAAACTTAAACTACAGAGATCAATTTGGAGCAGTGAAAGATTGGAGCAGAGCAGAGATGTTTAGAATAAGAGCAATGTGGGGAGCATAAAATGACGAGTAAACAACTAATTGAACTACATGATCAAACCTGCAAATCCTGTAGGGACATCATGCTGAAGAAAAATAATGATTATACTGGCGGCAAGAAAGCCACAGATATATTTGCTAATTTTAATTCATCTAAAATTCTAGACATCCATCCTGTGCAGGGATTGCTCTTGCGTGTGATAGATAAGGTGCAGAGAATCCGCTCCTTTACTAACGACAAAGAACTTTCTGTTCCAAATGAAACGGTAGAAGATGCTTGCGATGACATTGTAAACTATGCCATCCTTGCTAAAGCTATGCTCTTGGATGAAAGAGCTAAGAAACTTCCAACTGGAGAAGAAGAAGCTAGAGCAGAAAAACGTATGGACGTAATAGGTCAAAACGGTAATGAGGGTCTGCATTACTCCCAGATCGAACAAGAAAATGTCAAATAATATAGCTGTATTAATGTGGTATGATGACCACGTTAAAAACTACGGAGATAACTGCTATAAAATAAATAAGGTTTACTGTCAGAAGCATGGTTACGATCTGATAAAATCATCTGATAGATTTTACAAAGACAGAAACCCACATTGGGAAAGATTCCCTCTCATACTTGATCACATAAATAGTTATGATTATGTTGTGTGGATTGATGCTGATGCATTCTTTTACAACATCTCGCCTCCAATAAAAAATCTAATAAATAAATATAAAAAAGATATTTTATTCAGCGAAGATGGGCATACTATGAACCCACCTCATGTAAACTCGGGCGTTTTAATATTAAAAAACACAGATAGGGTTATAAACATAGTAAAAAAATGGGCTTTTTCAGAAGATTTAAAAGATAAATACTGTGGGCGCAAATTTATGGATGGTTATCTATGCCCGAAAACAAATTGGGTAGAAGACCAAGGTATGGTTAGGGGATTCGTGAGGGATAATGTCGATAATATAAATAACATATCTCAACTTGTGCCTTATCTAGAACTGCAACATTATTACTCCGCAGAAAAAAAATCCTTAGAAAAAGTTAAAAACAAACCTTATATTTTTCATTTAGCGGGTAGGCATGAAGATAGATTCATTGAATCAAAAAAATACCTTGACCTACTCCGTAAATTAGGTCACGATATATAACATCTCATGAATATATTCGCAGTAGACACTGACCCCAAGATCGCCGCACAACAATTGTGCGATAAGCACGTTGTTAAAATGATTTTAGAATCAGCGCAGATGCTCTGTGCTGTGTTCCCCAATGGCGACGCTCCATACAGGAGAGCATTCTACAATCACCCCTGCACTAAGTGGGCTAGAGAGTCAGCAGAGAACTACGAGTGGTTGCTAGATCATGCTTACGCCATGTGTCAAGAGTATACCAGACGCTATGGTAAGGTTCATAAGTCCCTTGATACCATCCAATGGTGCGGATCTAATTACCACAAGCTAAATATACCACGCAAAGGATTAACTAAGTTCGCACAAGCGATGCCAGAAGAATACAAAAACAATTGTTCTGTTACAGCTTATCGTTCTTATTATAACGGAGAGAAAGCTTACTTCGCTAAGTGGACTAAAAGAGAAACTCCTTCTTGGTTTATCGCCCAGATCGAATCATCTTGCGCCAAATAAGTCCCAGATCGAATGATATTTTGCCAAATAAGCGTATATAAAATTAATAAAAAAAAATAAAAAGTTAAAAAAATTAATTAAATATTTTTTTTGCTAAACTAAAGTTTTTATTTTTTTGGTATCTAATTAACTAAATCAAATCAGTCGATCTCTTTATCGAATCTAAAGATTTAATTTGTAGTATTAAGCTAGCCACGTTAGTAACACAAATCTTTTGTGTCGTTACGGTTAGCGGATAATTCATCTCCGTATCTAATCTTATTCCTTCTTCGTTTGCCTCTGGCGATACAATCTCTGATACGAAATCGTATAAACCTTTTCTTTTTAATAGAGAATAATAATAATCTCTTTGTTCTTTTTGCGCCTCTACTATAACATCCATGTGGTAGTGTAATTTTATTGCGCTTGTTAGATACCTAAAATATAATCCTTCGTTTGTGGTGAGTTCAGAAACTACTATCAAGGTCATATATTTAATTACACAAAAGAATTAAAAATAAAAAAAAGTCAAAAAAATGCTTGCGCCCCTAGTTTAAATGGATATAATAGACGGCATATGAACGAAACACCTAAGAAAAGAGGTCGCCCTGCGGGTTCAACTTCATTCACTAGAATCAAACTAAAAGATCTAGCTGATCAGTTGGGACAGCAAGCGACCGTTGTAGTATCAAAACGGTGGTTGGAAGAAATTGGCTTGACAGTTGATCCTTCCCCTGTTAAAACAGAAACCATCAAAGAGGCAGTCGAGACTGAAGAGAAAATAGAGTTCCACATCAACACATTTGAGTAATGAGCAAAACCACTGATATGTTTGAGGGTCTTATCGGACAAGAAACACTAAAGAAACGCTTAGACTTTTATAGCGATGCTAAGAAAGCTACAGGCACACTTCCTTTTATTCTTTTCAATGGGGCGAAGGGATTAGGCAAAACAGAGTTCGCAAAATCTTTTGCTAAGTCTCTGGGCAAACCAATGATTGAGATTAATTGCTCTACCATTCGTAATGCAGAGCAGTTCTTTGAACAAGTTTTTATTCCTGCTATTCTGGACAAGGATATCACTGTTCTGTTGGATGAGGCTCATGCCTTACCGAAAGATTTGGAAATGGCGTTTCTGACTATCTTCAATGTCGAGGGTGCTAAGACCAAACGATTTGAATTTGGTGAATCCAGTTTCTTGTTTGACTTCCAAAGGCAGACTTTCTTGTTTGCTACTACGGAGCTAGACAAATTGTTTCCTCCTTTTAAGGATAGACTTACTCAACTTGATTTCGAACCATATAGTCAAAAAGAGTTGGGTGGTATTATAAGCAAGAAGCTAGACTGGATCAACTTCAAAGATGGAGTGATGTCTGATATAGCTGAAACAGTAAGAGGCAATGCACGTTCTGCGATCAAGCGTTCGTTAGAGATTAGTGCATATGCGGAGGTCAATAACAGGGCTAACTTTACTAGAGAAGACTGGAATAAACTTTGTGATCTTCTGGGTATCATGCCTTACGGCATCAATCATACAGAGTTACAAGTGATGCGTATCTTGAAAGATCGTGGAGCTTGCACACTGCAAATGTTATGTGCGGTTACTGGTATGTCGAGGACAGCTATTCAGAAAGACGCAGAGATACATCTTTTAAAGAATGGTTTTATGAAGATAGATGGCAAGAGAGAAATCACTGGTAAAGGTGTAAAAGCATTAGAAAGGTTAGGGGAATGACAAAAAAGAAAAAAGGTTATACACTGCCCCCTACGATAACGGTGGGGGGCATGAAGTTCAAGATAGAATTCAGAGAGATGGATGACTATGGAGAGATGGACTTCGATAAAAAGATTATTTCTATTAGGAAGGGTCTTAGTCCAGAGGATCAGCTAGACACTTTAATCCATGAGTGTCACCATGCGGCTTTAGGTATCAGTGGCTTATCAAACATTCTTGATTGTGAGAACACAGAAGAGGCACTGGTAAGAATCGTAGATTATATGGTTATTCCTATTGTCAAACAAGAATACATCAAGTATATTAATAGCAAATGAAGTGGTATACAGTAAAAGTCAATGTGACTAAAGAAGTTCGTGTCGTAGCAGGTAACACCGAAGACGCAGTAAACAGAGCAGAAAGTCTAGTGCTGACAGAGATACTTGGAACAGAAGATCAGATATTAGCAGATAGTGAGATAAAGGGGTATGCAGAAGAGTAAATTATTTACAGTAGCAGACAAAGCAGGAGAAACCAGAACTGTTTGTTGGTTGGGGGATGATAAATTTTCAGAGGACATTAAAACTTTTGATCCAGACAGAGAAGAAGATTTAGATTTAGTTGATTTGGATTCTGTGATTAGTTATTACTTTGAGAAGGACGAGCTAACCGAAGATAATGATTTGATTGGTATGAATTGGGATGGGAAAGAGGATGACTACACAGTGATCGAAAAGATCATTCACATACATATTATTAATTAATTTAAAAGAATTTAAAATGACAAAAACAGAATACGAAGTCTACTTGAGGCATGGAGATGAAGAAGGAGAGTTCTTTGTAGACGTAAGAAAAGATATTGTTGATTCTAATAACGAGATCATTAATGGTGGAGAGTATATAGAAGGAGAGATTTTTGATAATTACGATAAGGCGAAAGAAAGATTCTCACAGTTTGTGATGCAATTTTTGGAGACAGGTGATACAGTAGGTGAAAACAACGAGGTAGAATATGATAAAGCTTAACGAAAACTATTGGGATTGTGAGTGTGAAAGTAATTACATTCACAAAAAAACAGAAACAAAACATTGTGTTAAGTGCGACACATATGAAGATGAGCAACCAGATTCTAGACAGGAGGAAATAGATGAAAAAAACATTTGAGATGCAATTGCGGATGCACGTAGATGCAGAGACGGAAGAGGATGCCGTGAGACAATTCCTTGCCGATCTTGAAATGATTGACTTTGTAGATAGCTATAGATTGCGTAGTGATATTGCGCTAGATGTCAGAGATATTACTTCGGGGGAAGATGCTGTAGATGCCGTGAAGTTAACTTATGTGGACAAATGATCTGCAAACAATCTAAATGCAAGTATCCTGTTACCTGTGATCATAACAGTAAATGCATGGAAGAATTAATTATATTAGCAAACCACAATAGAAACAATAAAATGAAAGCGACTATAAACATAACTAACACAATGCTCGATAAGAGTATAATCGACGCAAACAAATCAGTTTGTGAGCTAGCCAAACAATTCTCTTTTGATTATTCAGAAGCAGATTGTGGAGCCAAACATCCAGTATCGGGCAAGTATCCTGATGGAACCGAAGCAAGAGTAACCTTCTATAAGGCTAAGACCAGAGGAGATAAGAGAATCTCTATTACCAAGCTAAAGCATCAAGCACAGGCAGGTGATGTAGTAACACTCCAAAAGAATCGGGGTAAAATTAAGATCTTGATCAATGAACAGTAAACTACAAGTCAATCCGACAGACATCACAGATTTCCATCGGGACGCTAATCAACTAGAATCCTTTTGGTTATTCTGTATGTTTGTGGCAGGAAAGAATAGTGACTATGCTTCACGTTGCCTAAGTAAATTAATTCATGGGGCAAAACTTGGGCAAGACATAGGAGAGGATGGGGTTTTTAATTATTTTAAATCCATAGGAGAGGTGGGAATCCACAATGCGCTAGTCGCAAGTAAGGTCGGACAGTATGGTAGACTAACAAAAGGTATCATGCAGTCTCTTGATCTTGATTTGAGGACTTGTAGTTTGGATGATCTCCTTAATGTGTATGGAGTGGGCAACAAGACAGCACGTTTCTTTTTGCTTCATACCAGACAGGGTTGTGACTATGCAGTTCTTGACACTCACATCCTTGCATGGTTGAGAAATCACGGGGTAGACAATGCCCCCAAGAACACACCAACTAATAGCAAGCTTTACAGAGAACTAGAGAAACAGTTTAGGTATTTATCTCGACTGGAATTTCCCTACCTGTCAGACGCACAAATTGATTTGTTGATTTGGTCTGATCAGAGTGGCAGAATCTCAGGAGAGGAAGTTTTCGATATGAAGTTTCCCTTTGAGTCCAGAGACGGAGTAGACGATTAAAAATCATGAGTTACGAGATTGAATTTTTTGACAAGCAGGGAGAGTTATGTGGCTCGACTCAAACGCTTGACTTCGGTGATCCTGAGTTGTATACTGAGACAGGTAAGTTAGTAGAGATAGCCAAAGAAGATATAAAGTTATTTCCTG